GTTTGAGCAACTATGTTAGGAAAGACAAATGGTTTGACTTCATTATTTTTATAAGTCGCCACCACTTCATAAGGCACTTTTCTATTATCGTCTTTTGTGACATCAAATATTATAAACGCAGAGTAATCTTTATTAGTGCCTCTGGCGACATCAACCGTACAAACATATAGACGACCTTTCTCAGGTCTCTTAAACATTTTTAATCCACCTTTAGATTGTATGGGGTCTAGGTAAACTGTGTTCTTAATTTTTGCTGGTGAGATAAGTGTATCTACACTACCTAAAAACTCACACTCAAACTCTTGCGCAAATTGTTCTTCACTTGTATTTCTAATTGTATCTTCTTTCCACTTTTGATCTCTACCAGGTACCTCTGACCAATGTACTTCTATAGGCACATAATCATTTTTCTTATTAGTCGCATCTGTCCATATTTTATAAAACTGATTCATGCCGTGTGGTGTAGATACTATGATTAGTTTAGTTTTTGTACCAGAAGATATTGTAGGATATACTGAACTAAAAAACATATCTGATATATTTGCTGGTACGAAAGCAAACTCATCTAAAAATATTATATTATAAGAACCACCTCGTATCGCTGATGATGAGGTCGCCGCTGCGACTATCGTTGATTTATTCTCTAACTCAATATTACCTTTATTCCAATTTATGATACCTTGTTGTAACCATTTAGGTAAGTTTTCATATGCGAGTTGTAAACGACCAAGTATGTCTCTCGCCGTAGATGATTTGTTTGCTAGTATCGCTATATTAGAGTTTGGGTTAAATAATGCGAAGTGTAAAAGATATGATATTGTGGTTGTTGATTTACCTGATTGTCTAGGTAACTTACAAATAGTAAATCTATTATCGTGTATCGTCTCTACTATCTTTTTTTGAAAAGGGTACATCTTAAAAGGTATAAGACCTTCGTCAAGTGAGACAATACGAACATAATTTTCCATAAAGTAAAGAGGATCATTAGCACATTTCTGAAACTCTTTTACTTCGTGCTCACCAAACTCTACTGGTGTATTTACTTTCTTTAAATTAGGGTTACCTAAATATGCATCATTATTCATATACGATTGCCTCTATATGAGTATAACCTAGTTGAACTGCTCTTGTTACTCTTTGACCACCTTTATGAACACTATATTTTCTCTCTAAATATTCTGCGCCTAGTGCACCAAACCTATTTACATAACTCTTTTTGTGTTTAAAAACTTCAATAGGTTGTTCCATAATATCAGTTATCTTATCTACACCTTGATCTAATTTAACATTATACTTATGATAATGTTGATTATAAGTTAAATCACTAATCTTTAGTATTTGTTTTCTCGGGTGTGATGTTTTTGCCTTCAAAGTTTTCATTTTCTTTTTTACGCTCACTATTTGTCTCAACAGTTTTTTTATTTAACATCTTTTGTAATTCTGCTGTTGATCCTACAAATAACGCATTCTTAATATTCGCATTTGCAGTCTTTGGCAACTCTTTTAAGTCTTTTAATTTTTTCTGTAAATCTTGTAGTTTGTCAACCGTTTGTCCTACCTGACCAATTAGTTGTCCAGCGACTTCATAAGCTCTTGGGTGTTGACCCTCTCTAGCAATATCAAGTATTCCATCAATCGCCTCTTGTCCTCTTTCAATTAGATTGTAATAATTTTCTCTACTATATTTGTAGTCGTTATCTACGTCTTCTTTTTTATCGTCTTCTCTACGAGGTACCGCTGGTTTAAATTCTTGTTTAACTAATTCTTTTTTAGGTTCAGGCTTGTCTATACCTAAAATTTCATTTACTTTTTCTTCTAGTTTACTCATATTAATATTTATGAGTTTATTTTTCTACCTTTAAACCATGATGGTAGACCAAGATGTGGTCTCGAATCAAATATATTAGTATCTGCTCCAGGTGAAGATTGATCGTTGTAGTGTAAGAAAACTTGAGCACAATCTTTACCAATAAATGCTTCACGCCAATGTTCAAGTATCATACCTTTGTAAACTAACATATCGCCTGGTTTTAAAACAACCTTTTGACCTTTATTATCTGTTTTAGAAGGAAAACCATCATCAGGTATACCCACATTTTTCTTTGCCTCTAAATAAATTGGCCACTCGTCACCACCTAGATTCATTGTCGTAGAAATCTCGCAACTAAATCTATCTTTGTGTCTATGTAATACATCACCCATTTTATAGATACGGGCATATGCGTAAGTAGGGTTTAATTTTAGTCCTGTTAGTCTTTCCATTTTAGGTTGAACATTAAGTAACAAAGTTTCCATCGCAATATCAGCGTAGTGAGAATAAGTGTTAGGAACTTGTTGATCGCCCCAATGACCATATTCATTTGTGTATGGGTTAATATATTTAAAATCAAAAAGAGTTTTGGCTACCTGTCTTTTCATCAAAAAGTAATTGTAAACAAATTCAGCGACCTTTGGATCAATCGCCTGTTTAATAACTAGAAAGTGATTTTTTTTAAATCTATCTTTTGACATTACTTCATTCCTTTCGCCGCACCTACAATGTCATTTCTAACTGCCTGTAAGTTAAAGTGTATAAATCTAAAATCATCTACACCATCATCAACAGCGAATTGATGTGGCACGTAGGCAGGGAAAAATACTAACATACCTGGTTTTGGTTTATAGTGTATCATATCTGACATTGGTGATATTTTATTACCATCTTTTTGTGGTAATTTAGTCATCATCGCACCTGGTCTTGGATCATGCATTAAAGGGTAAGAAGTTTTATCTGAACATTTCAAAAAGTAAAAACCTGATATGTGATTGTCCCAATGAACGTGTGTGTCATGGTGACCACCGCCATTTTTAGAAAACTCTTGTACCCAGAACTCTGTATAAAACATGGTATATTTTTCCATGTTATAACCCCACTCTTCCATTAAGTTAAATGATGTTGCGCCAATATATTGTTCTAATTCTTTTAAGCCTGGGTCACCATTTAAAGGTGTTGAGTGATAACTCATACCGTGGTCTTTTACTTTTAAATAATCTTTATTACCTAAAAATTTTTTTCTTTCTTTTAATCTAGGTTTTTCTCTTTTATAAGCCTCATCTATAAATTTATCTGTCGCCTTGATTGATGATGATAACCACTCTGGTTTCATTATAGAATAAACAGGTGTTGAAAAATACCACTCTGTATTCATTATTTCTTTGTTAGTCGTTACTGCCATTTTTTTCTCCATTTCACATATATATACATTATTTAAAAGGCCATCCTAAATTCCACATCACTAATGAATACCTTGTTCCTTTAGTTACAGGATTTACTCTGTGCCACACAAAACTTGGAAATACTATGATACTTCCTCTTGGTCTAATTTCTGTGCACTCTTTAATACTTTTTGCTCTATTTCTCTCAAAGTCGTGGTCTTGTCTAAAATCAAATTCTAAATTACCACCCTCATATTCAGATGGGTCGTTTAAAGAAACAGTGACAGATAACTTTCTTATCTTACCGTTTTCCTCTGGCCAAGTGCCATCAGCGTTCTGTTTTCTATTGTAAGGTTTTGTCCAACTATCGGTATGCCATCCGTAGAATTGACCTACACCATATTTTGTAAATTGACAAGATTCTGACCAGTCCCATTGAAAGTTCCAACCTGCTGCTTTGTTTGCTTTATGTATGTAGGGGTGTATCTCATTATAAATCCATCTATCATTTAACCAAGTAATATCAGATTTTCTTTTCTTTTGTATGTTATTGATTACTGATTTTTTTAGACTACCATCAGCTTTTCGACTATCTTCCTTTTCAGAACCACCTGTGATAGCCATTTCTGGTTGATTTTGTTTACCATGCCTAATTATATCATCACATAACCTAGGGGGTAACGCAGATTGAAAGTAATAATAATAGTTTGCCAGATTCATTTTATATTCCTCTTTTCACAATAATATATATAACGGTTTTAAAACTACTGAAATTTGTATCGTATGATTACAATTCCTTTTCCACCAGCTCCTGAACCTCCACCAGGTGCAGTATAAGCACTAGGTACAGGGGCACATCTTAATGCTCCACCTCCACCACCTGTGTTTGCTGTTCCGTTTTCAGCTTTATCAACTGGTTGAGGATTAGGTTCATTACTTCCAGCGCCACCTCCGCCTGCGCCTCCACAACCACCGTTTTGACTTCCTGATCCACCTCCGCCACCAGCAAAGGTTGTGTTAGAACCATTAATACCTGTTGTTGCTCCAGCACCACCAGCGCCTCCGTGATCTGTAGGTTTTGGTTGACCTATCTGTGTGGCTCCACCACCGCCCGCTCCACTACCAGTAGTAGGGTGAGCCGCGCCACCAGCATTACCTTGAGGTGGACTTACGGGTGGAGTGTTACCAGCGCCTGATGTTCCGTTAGGTCCATTAGCACCACCACCGCCTGATCCTCCTGCTACACCATTTTGACTTGGGAAACCACCACCTTTTCCACCACCCGCTGATGATATAGTTGAAAATGTTGATGTTGAACCTGCTGTATTATCAAATCCCTCAGGTCTACTATTACCAGCGCCAACGCCTCCAGCGCCTACCGTTATAGGAAAAGTTGATGCAGTGACCGTTAAACCTGTTGTTGCTAAAGGCGAAGCAGTGTAATCAGGGGCAGATACTATACCCTCTCTAAAACCACCAGCGCCCCCACCACCTGCTGCGGCTGCGGTACCTCCACCTGCGCCACCAGCGACAACTATGTAAGAAACTTTATTTGAAATATCACTAGGGGTTGATCCACCACCTAATGATGAAACAACGAAACAGCCATCACCTGTAAATGTATGTATTTTGAAATCACCTGATTCTGTTACGGTACCACCTGTCGCTGCTATGAACTGCGGATTAAACGCACCTGGATTTGATTCATTTGAATATAACCAACCCTTTGTAGCGTCAACATAAACTAATGTTACACTAGCTCTATTTGTTGTTAGAGTTGAATCATTAGCGACACCTTGTATATTGTGTCCGTTTCTTTGTATCGTTAAATTATTTGTACCAAAGTTAGCACCGTAATCTTTGATTGAGATTGTATCACCAGCACTCGCTGATGAGGGTAATGACACTAGACCTGCGGCACTTGTATTATCAATGAAGTAACCTCTACCTGCGACCATTGTTGTTACCGTTGATCCATCTGATGTCACAACTGCTTGCCATGATACTGCAGGTATTGAACCTGAGGCACCTAAAGATACTGATGTGCCATTGACCGTGACACTTGAATTTGCTAGTTTTGCGTTAGCGATACTACCCGCTAGTTTTGCGTTAGTAACTGTACCTGGCGCTATATCTGCGGCAACTACCGTACAATCTGTTATCGCTGCTGAACCTATTTTATCTATTGCCATTTTAATTCTCTTTTTCTACTATTTATAATGTTTCTCTATTGAAATTTATATCTTATTATAACAACACCTTTACCACCTGATCCAAAAACTCTATTTTGTGCGTCTGGACCACTTGAAGTACCATTTGCACCACCACCACCTCCACCACCAGTATTTTCTGTACCACTAGTTGCGTGAGCACCTGGTGTAGCGCCTCTATCTCCGCCTTCTCCTCCACCACCAGGGCCAGCTGCCCCAGCGTTTGATCCATGTTCAACACCACCACCACCGCCACCTGCTCTAGTTACAGATGAGCCTGTGATTGAGTTTGCTGCTCCGTTACCACCTGGTCCACCATTCTGCGTTCCTGGTGAATTTGCTCCAGCACCACCAGCGCCACCGCCGCCACCCGAACCTCTTTCACTTGATCCTCCTCCAGCAGCCATACCTTGACCACCATTATTTCCTTGAGGTGGACTTACGGGTGGTGTATTACCTGCTCCACCTGGTGTAGCAGCGCCACCTTGAGAATAACCACCGCCACCTCCTGAACCTCCAGCAGAGCCAGATGTTCCAGTAGGATTACCATATCTACCACCTGCGCCACCTCCTGCTGACGTGATTGTAGAAAAAACTGAATTACTTCCGTTGTTACCTGTATTTGTTGGTGTTGTTGGACCTGATCCTCCTGCACCACCTGCACCTACCGTAATCGGATAAGTTTGAGCAGAGATCGGAAAAGCACCTGCATTACAATCAGGACTTGGGAAAGTTGTTCTATGACCACCAGCACCTCCGCCGCCTGAGGCAACTATAACACTACCACAACCAGCAACACCACCACCAGATCCTCCCCCAGCAATAACTAGATAATCTACGTTTGATGGTCCTCCACCAGTAGGACTTGATGCACCTACTTGACTAACTACAAAACAACCATCACCTGTAAATGTGTGTACTTTAAAATTACCTGTTTCCGTTACTGTACCACCTGTGGCTTCTGTAAATTGTGTTTTTTGTAAATCGGCAACATTATGTTGATTAATATATAACCAACCTTTTGTAGAATCAGCATATACTAATATAACACTAGCTCTATCAGTTGAAATTTCATTATTATCTGCGTTACCTTGTAAATTATGCGAGTTTCTTTGTATTGTCAGTTTGTTTGTACCAAAGTTTCCAGCGTAATCTTTGATTGCCACAAAATCGCCTCTACTTGCCGACGCTGGTAACTTAACTATACCAGCTGCGCTAGAGTTATCAACAAAGTAACCTTTACCTGATTCCATTGTTGTGACCGTACTACCATCAGATGTTATTTTTGTTTGCCAATCTACTAATTGATTATTTAAAGTTGCACTTCCGCCTAGTGAGATAGATGAACCTGCGATTGTGACAGATGAGTTAGATAACTTTGCGTTTTCAATTGTAGTGTCCGCTAATTTGTCACTAGATATAGTTTCGTCAGCGAGGTCTATCGCTGCGACTGCGCCGTCTTCTATGCCTTTTGATCCTACTTTGTTTATTGCCATGTTACTATTTATTCGTCACTATCTGTTGTTGTATTATACTTTTTACCATCAGTAAAATTAGATATTGTTGTTGTAAATCCAAAATCATCATCAGCGTCAGCCGTTGTCGGGTCAGGAGTTATTACAATTCTAACTTCTCTCGCTTTATTGTTTTGATCAGTATCAGTGTAAGCGTCTGATTGAACATTTTTGATAACCTTTTGAGTTGACGCAGGACCAAAT